GGCCCTAAGAGCCATGGCGCGGATCTCGTAATCATCCGTCATACCGATCGCAGCACCAACAGTAGCTTTCGTATCTTTTGCTAAAACTAACGCAACATGTTTAACCTGCTCTTCGATACTATTATAGCGATGAACCAAGCCTAGGCCGCCGGCGTGGTGCATAGCTAGCGCCATATCACTTTCGGTGATAGTATCCATTGGGCTTGAAACAACCGGCAAATTAAAATGAAGATGCTCGCCTAGATCACTTCCAATATCAACCTGCCTTCTACTTTCTATGTCACTGTATTGTGGTACCAGCAACACATCATCATATGATAATCCCTTCTTCACCCTTCCTCCTTATTTTGAGTGCCTGTCTGCTATTGAAGATGCAGCAAAAGCTTCAGGTTTAACCTTACAATCAAAACCATTTCCTTTCGTATACCCAATCAGCATATCCGAGAACTTGCTCGTTTTAGTATTCTTGTTTGCACTGCTTACATCTAAGTGCAACTCAATGTTAATCTGTGGGCAATGTCGCATAAGTTTCATTCCAACATCAATAGAGTTTTGAACTTCTGTTGCAATCCTAACCATCAAGACTGAGAATCTTCCTGCCCCAAAGGTCAGTCTCTTGACGAAGTATCGGCCGCCTTTCTGTCCTTCGGCTTTGTGCAGGCATATTGCTGTCGAAAACACACACTGTTTCTTATGAAGAAAACTGTCGCTGCCAACGTATACTGTACCTTTTGCTTCTGAGTGCTTTTTAACAATCTTCAGTATCTCGTCAAAGGATATTGGCTCTCCAGATCCGGTGAGCCACTCAGTCATTATCTATTACTTCAAGATATCTTTCTAGATACCAAATTGCTTTTTCAATATCTTGCCTGCCATTCTCTTTGTATTTGTGCCGGCCAATGTACTTGATTGCATTTCCACAGTGAAAGCCCAAATTCCAATCTTCAATAATGTCTATAACTTCATATTTACCATGGTTATAGTGTGAGGGATGATTAACGTACGGGATCTCCAACGAATCTGAGTGGCTGAACATTTCTTGCCACTGCTCCTTATTAACCTTCATTAAAATCCACCGACAGGGATATCATTTAAAGGATGCGCCGGGGGCTGGTCGGTACTGCCCAGAGCGCCGGCTCCTCGGCTGCTAATAGTCAAGCCTTGGTGCTCATATAGATTTCTCGTATCGCTTTGGCGCGCGCGAAAATGAACTACTGGTACTAAAACTAGTTGTGCTATCTTGTCTTGATTATTAATCAATTGACTTTCGCAACCTATGTTATGAAGATCGATAAAGACTTCACCATCATACCCCGAGTCAATAATATGCGCTCCTACGATCAGGGAACGTTTCGCGCCCATACTGGACCTATTACAAACCTGAAGCATATAGCCGTGAGGAATTCCAAATCGTAATCCAGTGGGGATCGTTCTGTTTTTGCCCGGGCTAATCGTAATAGATTCCGGTAAATTTGCATATACATCCAAGCCCGCGTCAGACGGATTAGATCTGCTCGGTGACTTAACTTCGTTGTCTTTTTTCGCATACTCAATTATCATTCATGTCTCCCAGTTGTTTAATTACGTCTTTTGCTCTCTGCCAACAATCAGGGCAGTATAAGCGGACCTCTCCCTTGTCGCGGCGGACGACTACATTCCAAGTCTGTACTTGCTCTTTAGAGGTCTTGTCGAATGGTTCCTGACAAACCAGGCATTCATCTCCCAGCTTGTCAAACATGCCAAGCTTAGTTTTAAGTTCTTTCTCCGCGCGCTTCTTTTTCTTGCGCGCTATCTTTCGCTTTAAACTTCCCATTCTTCTTTATTATACTATCGAAAGTTTTAAAGTCAAGAACTAATCTTCTTTTTTAGTAAAAAGTTTTCTTCTAGGCTTTTTAGTTTTCTTTGCTGTGGCAGGCGGTGTGGCAGGCGCAGGGGACTCACTAGTCTTAACATCCTGAGCTGTCGCCCGGGCTGCTGCTGCGGCTGCTGCTTGCTCAGCTTCGTGTCTTCTATCTCTACGTTTTTTTGGACCAGGCATAATCTTCTCCTTTCGCAAATAAATCTGCTAACTTAATTAGCATCCAAGATTCATTTTATCCCAACAATTTGAAGTTGTGATGCATAGAACGCGTTGAGAAACCCCAAGTGTCATTGTAATCTAACTTTGCCATGTAAGGACGGTTAAGCTGAATTTGGTCTGAATCTCTCACACCCCAGCACCTAATCTTTGTAATCTCTGACGTCGTATCGATAACATTGAGAATCCAGTATGGCTTGCCATTCTTGGTTTTCTTGCGTACGACTTCGCGGGGAACAAACCAAGCAACACCCAGGTCTGAATCCCAATTGCCAAGTGGAGGTACAAGATACTTTTCTAAGCTCTCCACAATGTTTTCATCCATCACCAGTTCAAACGGAAAGATACCAGTTAAAGAGCTAATCTGACTAATCCGCTCAGCTTTTGTGAAATCTCCCATTTCTTCATATATTTCTAGGTGTTCCTTGAACTTCTTGTTATTCTTTGGCCTATCATCTACGACGGACGCCCAAAAATGCTTTAAGCCAGCGAAACGTTCATCAATTAAGTCGTCCAACGCTCCGCTTAGACATAAAACATTTAAAGCCTTCTTATTCAATTTAGAATAAGTGATCTCTGGGCTGAACAGAAGATCCTCTACCGTATTAAAAGGACGATTGTTGGCTATCTGTTCGATGGCCTTGTCACCCAAACCCTTAATAGAACTCAAGGGCTGAATTAATGTCTTTCCGTCTTCACTTATTTCCCATTGCTTACCTGAAGTGTTGATATCCAATGGCGCGATTATAAAGCCATACTTTTTTGCCAAGCTAATGGCAGCTTCTTTGCGTGACTCTGGCTCTTTATCCAAGAACGCCGCAGTCCAGCACTCAGGATAGTAATTTAGAAGCCAAGCGCACTGGTATGAGAGGATAGAGTAAGAAACAGCATGAGACTTATTAAAGCCATATCCAGAGAAATATTCAAAATTCTGCCATATTTGGCCGGCAGTGGTTCGATCGATGGAGCTTTGTATACACCCTCGAATAAACTTCTCTCTAATCTTATCTTTTTGTTCATGTCCTTTTCCTGTGCCCTTCTTAGTTAAGAGCTTTCTTAGTTTGTTTCCCTCTTCTAGAGAGATACCATCGCCTAGTTTGTGCGCCAGTAAAGCAATTTGCTCCTGAAAGATTAAGAAACCAGCGGTTTCTTCTGTCACTTCTTTCACAATATTGTTTATGTAATGAATATCATTTGGATTATTCTTTGCTTTTGTGTATAATTTATCTACGTTGGCACTTAATGGGCCCGGTCTATAAATAGATGTAATTGCAGAAATATCAATTATATCTTTAGGTTTCGCACTTTTGCAGAACCTCTGTGCGCCGTCGTTGGTGAACTGAAATACACCAACAAACTTTCCTTTACCGAAGATATTATCATAAACATTCTTATCGTTTAGATCTAAAACATCCGGATGTAATTTATTGTTATAGTAATCGCTGATGTCTTCAAAGGTTGGATTTTCTATTCCCTCGTATCTCTTCAATACGTGGCCGATTGCCGACTCGATCATCTCTAGAGTAGAGAGACCTAGCAAGTCAAACTTAATAAAACCTAGCGGCTCTAAATGCCTAACGTTTTGACCTTCTGCCCAGGGTGTCTGAATAACGCCGCCGCGATTGATGAGTGGCATATGCTTATCCAGATTCTCTCCGATAACAACACCACCAGCATGTCGACTAACAGAGCGTACCTGTCCGTAAAGCGCCTCAACATGCGTTTTGATGTGAGGATATTTCTTAAGAAAGCTCTGTAAGCTATCAGAAAACTCCATCACCTCTTCAAAGGTCGGGACATAGAGACCAGCCTTGATCCCGTTCTTAGCCTTAGCTCCCGGGGTGGCTTCTCTAACCATCACATTTGTAACTTTATTAACTTCTGCAAATGGAACTTCATAAAACTTGCCGATGTCCTTAATCAGAGAGCGCAGCTGCAAAGTATTATAATTTGAAATAGGTACAACAGTCGATTCTCCCCACTCTTCGGCTAAGATCTCTTTTAGACCAAAGGCGTCACTAACATCATAATCAATATCTGGGTAGTCAGTAGTGTCAGACCTCAGAAAGCGACTGAAAAGAAGGCCATATTTGATTGGATCTACTTGCGTGATACCCAAGACATAAGCGACAAGAGAACCTGCAGCCGAGCCTCTTCCGGGGCCCGAAAGCATGTTGTCGTTCGCTTTGTCAGCAATTGCCTTCATCGTCAAGAAGTACTTTGAAAAGCCCCTATCTACAATTACGTTTAGTTCGTGCTGTAGGCGATCAGTGTACTCTTTATTCCCCCCCAGGTGTAATGCTCGGAGGCCGGCAATTGATACTTTGAGCAATGCCTCATCCGCAGTTTCTCCTTCCGGTACAACAAAGTTTGGTAGGCGAACTGTCTCGTCTGGCATAAAGCTCTCAATACGTTCATTCGCAATATAATGTGTCTTTACGATTGAATCATAAATAAGATCATCATCATAAACTACTTGACATTCCTCAGAGTACTTCTTATAAGACTCCCACATTTGATCGCCATTTTTTGGATAAAGCTCCATGCCCACCTCATCAACATCAATTGGTAACTCTGACGTCAGCCATTCCGGCTTGTTGGGACGGTTAAGAAAGCCCAAACGCTTATATAGCTCACGGTCCTTGAATGCTTCTGGGCTTGGATAGTGACTATCCGCCGTGGAGATAAGCTCAAGTCCAGTCTCCTGATGTATCTGTACGACATATTGGTTTAGTTCGTGCTGCTCTGGTACATTATTCCATTGTAATTCGCCATACCAACGATCACCAAGAATGCTCTGCATTTTACTGGTTGTGTCGCGCATAGCGCTCAAAATAGCATCGGGACCATCATCACGATTATCCCAATAATCGCCTGCGTAAACACCGCCTAGGCAAGCAGACGAGGCAATAATTCCATCATTATATTTCTCCAGTAATTTATAATCTACGCGAGGGTAACGATAAAAGTGATCGCCCTGGTGCGTCTCTGATACAATCTTAAAGATATTGTTCAATCCAGTTTGGTTTTGCGCAATCAATACCAAGTGTCGACGGGCTTTGATAATGTTATTCTTCTGCTTCGAAGCTCCCTCGTCCTCGGTTACCAAACGACCATCGTTCTTTTCAAGGCCACGAGCTGTTTTCTTATCAGCTTTGGCTTCTTCATAAGCCTCTTTCCATTTGGCAATCGAAGGTATAAAGTAGGCCTCAACACCAAAAATTGGCTTAAACTCTTTACCCTCGGCCTTCATCTTCTTGGCGTGAAGCACCTGATAAGAAGTGCCATTCATATTGCCATGGTCGGTCAGGGCCAGCGCGTGGGAGCCATTCTCATATGCAAAATCCATATGATCTTGTGGATATCCAAACCCATCAAACGGGGATCCTACGACACTATGTGCATGCAACCCTACAAATGGAATCTTGCTCTTTGTTCTGCTCGTCTTCATATTTTTCTACCCTTTCCTTCATCTTAATATAAGTACCGTTATCAATTTCGCAACCAATAAAGTTTCTCTTTGTTTTTAAAGCCGCAACGGCTGTTGTTCCTGAGCCTAGAAAGCAATCAACAACCAAATCGCCTTCGTTGGAATGTTTCTCAATCAACTCCTCAAATAGTTTTAGACTCTTCTGTGTATCATGAAATCTATCTTTGCCGTGATAGATTGGATATCGATATATGCCGTTGTCGTATTCACTATTAAAGGTAGGTTTGCTCTTCTTGACTGCCGTTAGGGCAATTTCTCTAGAATTTGTTAGGTAATTTATCTTGCTATTAAGTGGAACTGGGTTTGTCTTAACCCACTCTAGGAACCTGATTTGTTTAAACTTTGAAGCTTCCATCGCGTTCTTTAATGTTTCGATCTTCCACAGATCGTAGAACATGATTAACGTGCCAGAAGGTTTTAACACTCTGTGCATCTCTTGTAGAAATGGCAAAAGATTCAGGTTTTGCTTGTCCCACTCACCAAAATCCAAATCAACCGCAAACCTTCGAATTGTTCTTTCGGACTGCGGAGTGCCATCGGGCTTCGTCAAACTAGAGATATAGCCTGACGGTCTAGAAATTTCATAGGGCGGATCTGTTAAAATTAAATCAACAGAATCTTTATCTAGAGTTTTTAAAAATTCATATGCCTCTTGCTCTCTTAGATCTATATTCATATTATTTCCTTATTAAAAAGCCCCCTTGTGAGGGGGCTTTTGTTTTTACCAACCAGAGGTTGGAATACTGTCAGGGTCAAAATCGCCGGTGCGATTAGACTTCTTCTTCACCTTAAAGAAGCTATCTTCAGCACAGCCATCTTCAATCTTGTGGGGTGAAAAGAGAATCTCATCAATCAACTTTGCCTTCAAAATCTTATTAGCATTATTGATCTTGTTAACATCCGCTACTCGATCTCTCCTCCACTTGTCCAGCTTGGCACCATCCATACCTTCAAGGTTTGAACAATTAAAAATAACACTATTGTTAATATTATTATTGTTAATCTTTCTATTGAGAGAATTGCCAGCCAATTGTGGAAAAATGTGACCAGCTTGACCACAAGTAGTCAGCCACCAACCATTTGATTCTTCCTTTGCTCTGACGCCATTCCATTTGGTAACTTTGCTGCAGCCGGCGGCTTTAACAAGATCGCTCATCATATGATTTTTAAATTTGCTGCCCGGGGCTGATTGGACAGCTCTTCGGACTAGCTTTTTAATTGTGTTGGCATTCATATTTAAATCGCTAAAATTGTTTTTGACACGCTCTACGAGCAATTCGTAGTTAGTGCAATCATCGTGATAATTATCCCAGGTAATATCTCCATATCTGCCATCTTGAAGATTTTTGACAATCACATCAACATAGTCTTCATCCGTACTGGCTTTGCAGGGCGGGTGTTTATTATTTACAAGCTGGTATTTTTGTCTTTCTTCCGGAGATGAGAAAGTGCGCCTGTAAACCTTAATCATATCCCAATCTCCGCCGGGCTCTTCTTGATTTAATTGTTTGAAGGCTGTGAGACGATGATTGCCATCGATAGCCGTGAAATCCTCATCATCTATTGTAATAGGCACCAAGAGGCCGCGAGCCTTAATATCTGCCATCAACTTCTTTACATTTCCTGAACAGATACCGCCCTTTCGGACTTGACCTTTCAAGTCTGATATAGAAATATTCTCAACTGAGACTAGTTCGATGTTATTTCTGTACCAATCTCTATCTGAACGTAGCTTCTCGTTCAATTCACTTGAATACATGTGTATTCTCCTTGCTCATTATCTTGAGCGGTTAGGGTTGAAGCACTATATCGCCTCAACATATACACTATAAGAACTTTTTCGCGAAGGTAAAAGATAAATCTAGAATAAACTCATGTATCTTTCGCCGCGGTCGCATAAAAAGGTAACTGCGGCGCCGTTGATATCGTTCTTTTCAAGCCAGCGCTCTGCGCCGAGGACATTCGCTCCCGCGCTGATTCCAACAAACAAGCCATTTTCTCTTGCCAAGCGTTTGGCTCTTTGCATCGCATCATGCGTGCTTATTTTGATTTCTTCGTCAATTAGCGATCGATCAACTAAAAAGTCAGCGCCGTCGTTAATTCCCTGAATTCCGTGAGTTTTTGCGTCTTCTGCGGGAGCAACAAGGACCGTGGACATTGTCCTGTCTAATCTAATTAAAGCCCTTCTAACGCCCATAATTGTGCCCCCTGTGCCGGCTCCACAAATCAAGGCAGATATGTTCTTTTTCTCCTCAATAAAAAGCTGACGTATGATCTCCCTAGCAGTTGTCTTCTCATGACATTCTATGTTATAAGGATTCTCAAATTGTTTAGGAGACCAGAGGTTTGAATCTTCTGAGAGCATTTGATCTCGAAGTTTAATCGCATCTTGAAAGGCATTGTCGCCTACTTCGATAATCTCTGCGCCAAAATGACGCATCATCTGTTTACGTTCGTCGCTCATATTGCGAGGCATAATTATCTTGACTTTGTGGCCCCTTACAGAGCCCAACATAGCAATAGCAATACCAGTATTCCCGCTAGTGGCTTCAATAATCGTGTCACACTGTTTAAGCTGACCTTGCTGTCTCGCTTTTGTGAGAGTATAAAGCGCCAGTCTGTCTTTAATGCTTCCGGTGGGATTAGATGTTTCAAGCTTGGCATATAATTTTTCTCCTAGTTTTATCAATGGCGTGTTGCCAATTGCTTTTTCGATGCACATATTTCCTCTTTAATCGTCCAAGCCTATTTCGTTCCACTCTTTATAAGTTAAGACTGAACGCGGGATTGGCTTACAATCTGCGCCTTTTTCTGCAATGTAGGCGCAGTAATCTTCCCAATTGTCAATTCTATAATAATGTGGCAACTCTTTTACGGTTGCATTTTCTGTTGTAAGAGTATCATATACTTCCTCCAACTTAAAGAAGCGATATGAGAATCTTTCATCCATCGAGAGCCTTTCTGTCCTCTCTTCGTCTCTGTAAATTCCAGTTGATTTAACTTTGACTTCTGAAGCTAACTTCTTATAATCTTCGTAATCAAATGTAAACCCTATATACTCTCCGTCAATAACAGTTTTGCCATTATGTGAGAAAAAGAACTGTTTTGATGAAGATATGTCTTTTCTATGTTCTCTCGGTAGCCAATGATCATAGACGCCATATGGAAAGGCAACATAAAAGCGCTCTGGACGTAACCATGTACTTAAGCTTCTAGAGATCTTATCGGCGGTCCAAGCTCCATATAATACACTCCAGCTTAAACAATCTCTCTTTTTTCGATCCCTCGGATGGATGGGCACATAATGAATCGAAATAGGCTTCTGGTGAGCCTTTTTATCAAATTCAAAATGGCGATGCGTCCAGACAGGATCGTTCACATACTCGCCAAGTCGATGGCGGATTAGAGGCTGCATGTCATCATTACACACAACCCAAATCGTCTCACAGCCGGCATATGCACACTCTAGCACTGCGCGCTCGACTGCCAAATAGTCTTGGCCAATTGGCATCAAACAGTCATGCCATGGCATATTAAAATCTAAAGGCTGCCCAGCAACGGGAACAATGCCGGCTAAATGAAAGCCACTCAATTTTACCTCGCTTTAAGACCTAAAGCTATTGACGATCCAGTCACGTCTCATGAACTGGCGCTGCTTCTTCATGTGCGTCGGGGCCACAACCAGAACGTCCATATTCTCCAACCAGTTCTTCCAAGTCTTTATGATATTGACAAGCATCGCTTTCGGGGTCAGACTCGCAAGCTCTCCAATTACGAAGAAGATATTCCAAGCGATCAAGAAGAGTTTCAGGCTCTGGTAGATTAACCGGCGGGGGCTCTGCAAATCTTTCAAGCTCTTCGCTAATAAGCCGCTTAAGTTTTGATTTTGTTATTTTCATAAGACGATCCCTATTCTTTTGTGGGGGGCCAGAGCAAGTCGACTGGCTTATTGGGGTTCCCGCGGTGGCCTTGGCCATACTGGGAAGAGCCAATTATCCGAATTAGTTCCTGCACTGCTTGTGCTACGTCTGTCAGATGCTCCACCCTGTATACAGAAGGAGTGCCTGAACTGTCGGTCTGATTGACAAGGCTAATCAAGGCTTCAACCTTGGGTGTTACCGTAAGATCGCTCTCTTGCAACTTATCCAGCCCTCCCTCCGCAGTTTCATTTAAGAAATATCTGGGATCAACTCTCTTCTTGTTCTTAATTGGTTTCATAATACAATTCCCTCTTCTGTATAATTAGTTACTTTTATAGGTAAAACCTCTCTTTTTTGAAGTTCTATTCTGAGGGGTAGATTATAACCATTTCCGTGACCGGTACCCTTGATTCCAGCATCTTTCATCATTTGAAGTATTTTCAACCTTGATATAGAGTCTGAATAATCAACATTGCTCAGCTGCCTCTTCGTTAAAAATGATTCTGCAACCAAATCTTTATATTGCTTATTTCCGTGTATTCTGGGTGATATATAAAAATGTATCTTCTTGACAAACTCGGAATCATCGTAAAGATAGTCATATTCGTGTTTTGTGCCAGATTTAACTGCATACCAGTCAAATACCCGATACTGTTCTATCTCGAAATCAGGGAAAGGTAGGCCATGAACGTTATCCGTATCAAAAATATGCAAAGTCGAAAATCTCAATTTTTGGCCGGAAAAAAATCTGGAGGACATCGATATTTCGTTTTCGTCTAAATTGACTCGGATAGAGTCGAGCTTTTCGCCAAAGGGGTGTAGACCTCTAGAGTTCAGATTATAAGACAAATACTCCCAAACCTCAAGCTCAGAAGTACCTTTGTCAAACTTTATATCCCCCAAATCAACTTCATGAATGAGGGCGTCGAAAGGAAATATAGTAGCCAGATTATTAAAGAGTATGTGGCTGCTTGTTTTGTATGCGTATATGATAGCATCTAATTTACTCCCGACAACAACGCTGTCGAAGTTATATACATGATCCCTCAGCAACCGTCGCCTTTTTTAATTGTAGGAACCCTCTGCAAATATTCTCTTTCGTCCAGGGCGCGTTCCTTTTCTATGTTTTTGTGCCACTTCTTAAGCAGTCTTAAGTGGGTGGGTCTTTCTTTGCACCTACCGCCAACTTTTTTAGATCTAATCCCGGTAACCCAAGCAGCAACCCATACCTTTTCTTCCGTGCGGTATCTACATTGACGCTTGACTTTCGGTATCTTTTTAACAATGTGGCCCATCCAAGCCCTCGCGGCGGCGGCGGGATTGGTTCTATCTAGGCCAGGATACATCTTCTCATAGATCTTCCACATTTGAAGAATACCAATAGCCATTGGTGTCTTTTTGTCCCTGCTGAACTTCTTGTCGCCCTTGGCGTTGGGATTGTAGCCGCTTTCTTTGCATGCGGCGGCCAAGATCATGCCTCTTAAGCTAGAAGGAACGCCGGCTTCTTGCTCAACTTTCACCAACTCCCATAATAAAGCCGGCTTAATGTTGATATCTCTTGCATGCGGGCAGTTTTTCATCGCCTGTCCCATTATCTCATCATAAGTTACGGGGCGCCGGTCAGAGCCCTGTGCTGGGCTGGTAAATAAAAGTATAGCGATACTGCTAAATATAGTAATCATCTTCATTGACTAATCTCTCTCCTGTTATTGTGATAAGAACTGACTGCTGTTGGCCAAAGCTCAGATGCTATCTGAAGTACTGCCTCTGCAACCTTTTGAATCTCCCATTGAGCACCGTCGTGCATTCTTAAATTTATAAATTTAAATAGGTTGTTTAAATTGCAAGTGCCATAATATTCTGTGTATAAATTTTGCGGAAGAACTCCGCGAGCTTGCTCGCGGCACACCCCGTTTTTAATTAATTTGTCATACAGATTCAAAGATTTAATGTGGTGATCGCGCACAGTATAAGAAGCCGATCTACCTCCATGTATTGCCTCTGGATCCAGTATGGGATCTTGCAGATCATCTGTATTGCTAGCCTGTCTGTTGGAAATATGCTGTGTTCTAAATTTCTTTGGCTCATAAAAGGCCAAATCAATATCCGTATAGCGGCGGCTAATTTCATTATACGACCACGTTCTATGACGATGGTGCTGGCTGCGTACAAATAAAGGTACTTTAAACCTAAAAGTGGCAGTATTGTGCTCAAACGTTGAAGTATGGCGATGCTTAACTAAATAATCTATCAACAAGCAGTCCTTTTTGTCAAGGACTTTCTTGTGTTTGCCAAAGGATACACGGGCAGAGTTAACAATTGTCAAATCACTTCCCATATAATCAACCAATTCAACAGAACCTATTCCATCTTCATAGAGATCAATTTTTCTCACGCAACACACAATATATAATTTTCTAAAATCATTTGATGAGTATCGCTGCCTAAATTAATCTCTTCAAGCATTGAATTTTGGTATACCACACACTCGCCAACAAGAACGTCGACTGTGCAATCAGCTGCCATGGCTAGAACTTTAGCCTTGCCATACACGGGCTTAACAGAGTATTCTTCTGGCAACAAAATACCGGATTGGTCTTTTTCTTGTTCTTCCGCACAAACCTCTAAAATCAAACGTCGGTTGCAAGGCCTAAGTACACCATCCATCTTACATTCCTACCTTGGCTGAAATTTTAGAATAGATATCACTAAACTGGTTGAAATCTTCTCCCGACTTCATCATTCGATAAGCCTTGACTGCAAAACGCAGCTCCTCCTTAGATATCCACCCATTCTCAACGTAGTTCTTTTTAAGATCTCGACGGTGCTCCTTATAGGGCTCCATCTCATCCTCGACGGCCTTAAATGCCTTAATAAACTCAATAATGTATTCTTCTGTAGTCTTCTCGTCGCTCACTGTTTCCTCCTTATAAGCAACTATAGTATAACAACCCTTTCAAGGAAGTCAATAATTATTTTTACACTACTTCACAGCTTCCGCCGCTGCATGCTAATTCGCCGGCAAGATTTGTATCGTCTTCATACTCAACAACCTGTGTTAAATCAACTTCCTTTAACGCCTCTAGAAGTACTTGATACTTTTCAGGCGAACAGTCTTCGAAGGGTGCTTGCTTGTATGTGTGATCGCTGAAGGGCAAAACCGACAAGCCATTATAGCAATCACGGTTCTCCCACATCCAATCTCCCACATCGGTCCACTCATCCGGACGAATAGATATTGTCGCTGATACATTATGTGTATTCTGGCCACGATTGTGGCCGGGCTTAATCCATTGTTGATTAATTTTCCTCACTCTCTTCAAAAGTTGGAGAGCGCTTTCATCGCGCGTGATTGAGCCTTCGGGAGAGCTTTGCGGAACAGAAATAATAGCCGTATCATGTGGTCTAAAGTATTCATCCTCAATTAATTCCGGATGGTGCAATAACAAATGCATATAAATAGGTTCACTCTTGCCAACCCTAATACGTCTAATATAATAATTACTATGCCAGGCATGTACTCCGCTTGAGGTTCCTAGAGTTAAAGAGGTTGTTCCAGCTGGCTTTACACATGTCGTCCTAGACGCAGGCTTGATTCCAATCAAAGATGCAACTCGACGATTCTCCTGCTTGACCACGCCAGAGGCTGCTTTCATATCTAATTCCAGCACTCTTCCAGAGGCAATACCCGTCATCGAAACTCCGATCAATGCATCCTTCTCTGTGTTTCTACGCCATATCTCTCGCAAATAATGAAAGTCAGTATATCCTGCTTGTAGTGTTGCAATGAGTGTGGCTGATTTGACACGAGATTCGTACTCTTCTTGACTCCGCAAGTCAGAAGCATTAACTTCGACCAAATTACAAAACTGATATGGTCTTAGAGCTATCTCACAACAAGGATTAGTACCCCAATCCTTATCGTTGGTAAAATAAAAGCCTGGCTCTCCAGAGCCAGAGGCCTTCACGCGCTCCCAAAGTTCCTCAAAGTATTCCTTTGTAATCCTGTGGCGCATTAGGGCGACCGAGTTGTTCGCTCTTCCCCTTTGTGGATTAGCCTCCCACCAATTTCCCGCTTTCGCTGCAAGCATTTCCTCATCATCGGCTGAAAATAGTGAAATAAGTGCAGCGCGGCGAATGCCACCAGCGAGGACGGCATCGGCGATATGACAAATAATATCATGTACCTCGATAGGTTCAAATTTATCCCCGTTCTCTTTCTCTTCTAGTATGCCCTGAATCTTGACCAAACATTCCTTAAGCGGCTGGGGGCCGGGCGCCTTGCCGCCACTTGTTATCAACTTCGCCCCTTTGGCTCGAATATCAGAGAAGTCAAAGCGAATTTTTGAACCGCCCTTGAAATAAGAGTTCATCAGAGCTTTAACTGCATCTGCCCAGCCCTCGATCGAATCAGCAATAAGAAATCTTCTCGTCCTTTTAGAGTTTGGCTTTTGTATTTCCGAGAGTTTCTCCACATGATGCTTTTGAACTGAGTATCCAACACCAGTCCCGCCAAGCAGGAGAAACATGCACTCACTAAAAGCACTAGTGTGATCAACAGGAAGAAAAGCACAGTTGTAAATCCTGTTAGGTGCCACTTCAATCGGCTTGCCGCCGAACTGCATGGAGCGCATTGATGGTAATACTTTTTTCTCATAGACATGTTTGTAAGCCTCCTCTATATCTTCTTTAAGATCCGGATACTTCTTAATATGCATTTTTTTGTTGCGAGTAACTAGCTCCTTCCATGTCTCGCGTCTCTTTTTTTTCGGCAAATATCTTGCGTACTTCATATACACTGCAATGTCTGATAAAATTTTGTTTGGTAATTCCACCCCTGTTACTCCTTATGTTTGAGTCTTTTGATTTTTAAATTTCTTGTATGATTCCTTCAAATTTTCTCGTTCTCTTTTTGCGGCCTTGAGATTTAAATCCTCAATAGAATCATTGGTTTCCTCTAGCACCTCAATTTTTACATTGCTTGGATTCATGAAGATAGGAAAGATAATCCCATCAGGACCATTCCTGTTTTTAGCCACGAATAATCTGCCGCCATTTACTTTCTTGTCTTCGATTGTTCGGGAAATAGAGAAAATAAAATCGGCAACAAAACATTTATTAAATGCTTCGGAAATAGACTCCATTGTAATAACTTCTGCGTTCAATCCTGACCTATTAGTTTGAGATGCGGTCCAGACGGGACAGTCATATTCTTGCGACAAAGCCCTTAGACCTTCATAAATAGACTCTAGTTCCTCTCTTTTCTCCCTGTATCTTGATGTGGTTTTCAGCAAATCAGCGTAATCTACTAGAATCATATCGATTTTTCTATCACATTTTTTTAATTTTTCTAAGTGGGCGCGCAACGTACTGACGGATGCAGATTTTGTAGGATATTCTTTGATGATCAACTCGCCCTCAACATCAAGGCAGGTTTCATAAACCTGCTCTTTCATCCCAAACAATTCTGAAAGATGGACTCCGCTAATACAGCTATCGTATCTCTGGCCAGTTCTTTCTGCAGATAACTCTAGAGTATAATGCACAACGTTCTTGCCTGCTTTCAGGGCGACGGATCCTAAGTGTGATAAAACCATAGACTTGCCTGCGCCAGTGGGGGCAATAACCACGCCAAGCTCTCCTCGGCCCAAGCCATCCTTACATACATCATCTAATTTTTCCCACCCTGTGCTAACTGGGTTTCTAGAAGTTAAAAGATAGCGGCTTTCAAAGTCTTTCTTGAAGTCATGGCCAAAATTATTATCTGTTCCAAGTCTCAAAGCTGTAGTTATGATTCTTTCAATCTCATCGTATGAAGATGCCTGCAACAAATCAACAGACTTGATCATCGCTTCTTTTAACTTTTGCTTCTTGCAAAAGTCCAAACTAGTATCTTTAATATATTCTTCGTCTGTTGCTGAGCACGCGCAGGTTCTGGCAAAATAATCTCTCACTTGTTTTTGGATTACTTCGCTTTCGTCATCCATTTCTGTACGTAAAATAGTGGCTAAGATTTTTTTGGTTGGATGTACATTATATTTGCCCCTATAATCGTAAATCTTTTTGACAAAAGATCTTAAATACTTTAGTTCGAAAAATGTTATGTCCAATACTTCTTCAATTTGATCCGAGAATGGTCGGTCTTCCAAGATTAACTGTGCTAGTGTCTCTTGAAATGACTTTCCATACCTAGAAAAGCTAATCTCTTCTGTCATTTCTACTCTCTTTTGTATGAATTATATGAATTATAGTGACTCAGGCTTGATTGTCAAGCGCGATTCTTCTAAAGCTCGCCTGAAGTTCTGTCCAGTCAACATCGCCGAAGCCGTCGATTGTCATCATCTTTAAAACTTCTGTCTTGTTGAAAGAAATATCTGCTTCTTTCATTATCTCGCGAATCATTTTTTTGGCAGCAATGTTTAAGCTTGGCACATAAAGCTGCATCATTTGATAGTTACGTTCTAAAATGTCCTTCTTCTCTAGAACATTTTGATAAACTTTAAGACTATTTTCCCGCAATTGATCTTTAGAATAGTCTACTACTTGAGTGATTGTCTTGCTTTTCTCTTCTGAAAGAAAAGGAAACCTCTTGCTGACCGTCTTAAGGCCGGCGCCGCCAATACCCTCTAAATTATCTGATCGATCCCCAGCCATGGCTCGGGCCATGGCAAAATTGTTAGGATGAATTTTGAACTGCTCTAAGATATTATTTTTATTTAATATTTGCTTTTGGATCGGCCTGTATAAGACAGTGTTCTCGCCCAAGAGCTGAAAGAAATCTTTATCGCTTGATACTATAACTTTTTGCCAGTCCTTATACTCCGGCATGTGTACTATCTGCGCAATGATATCATCAGCTTCTATTCCGTCAAAGATCAGCTGAACCAATGGCATACAATTAAAGTACTCCACAATCCTTTGCATCTGCCAAATCTTATTTGTCCTCTCTTCTGACTCAGAGAGATTTCTTATATCTCTGTTGAGGCGAATCGGTTTTCTTCCAGCTTTGTAGTCTTTGTTCATCAGCTTTCGCTTTTTTGAGCCGCCTTCGCCATCCCAACAGATCACAATTTTATCTGGTCTAGTTTCCCTACAGATCTTCTGTAAAGATTTAACGACTCCAACCAAGCCACCGATCGGCTGCCCGTTAGCAGACAGCGAAGGGTTGACTATATAAGAGCGAAAAAACAAGTTAAGCTGATCGATGATCAGTAAACGCTTCTGCATATAACACCTTTTTTTTATCCAGCATAAACTAGATTTTGATTAATATCATAAATCTGTTTAATTACAATTCTAAATGCACCTTCAATCATGGTGACTTTTCTTTGTAGCAGCTTTCGAAAACTATTGAAAGAGTGTCCTTTTCCAACTAGAAACTTAATCCTGAGAACGGTTCTTTCCTTGCTGGGTCCAGTTTTTATTGCCGGCTCAAGCACCGTGACGATTGTTATACCCTCGACAGATCTTAATTCTGTCAAGATATCAGTCAAGTTTTCTGCCGGATCTGAAACGAGATCACACCTAGCTTCAAAATAGTAAGGAGCTAGCTCGGTTTCGTTTAGTAAACGTTTAACCCTTTCTTCTATCAACTTCATGAAATTCCCCGTGTAAACTAATTAGATCTTTAAAGTTTATAACACTCAATTTCATTTTCATTTTTAGTGTACACAACCTTCTTGATGCCACAAAACTTCAATATTTCATGACACATCAGACAAGGTTTCGAAAGACGATACTCTCCCTTTTTGTTAATTCGTACAACATAAACTGTAGAACCAACTGTTTTCGATCGATCTACTCCTAGGACGCAACCCAACTCTGCATGGTGTGTTGCGGGGCCTAGGCCTTGTTTGCGAAAACGATTTCCAAAAGCACTAAACTTATCCTTGTTAAAGGAAGCGCTTATTATCGAGCCACCTTTTACTAATACGGCGCCGTGTCTTATTTTGCCATAGCTACTTTGAACAGCCATGCTTTTAGCTGTCTTCAAGAAACTATTTGTCTTTAGACTTGGCTCAACCGTATAGCCGGGCAAGTGATTGCGTCGCTTAAATGGTTCTTCGCTTTCCATACATTAAAGATAGTAACACAAAGCGTTGTGTAAACTATTTTTCTTCTTTATCGATATCATAATAAGCTTTGGCATCTCCAGATCTATTCTCAAACTTTAAAATAATATCCTCGTCCATGATCTCCAATACCCTAGTCTTAAATTTCTCGTTCTTGAGCTTTTCTAACCATTTGCTGGCTTGGAATTTTTCTGTGCTTCCATCCTTATACACCAAATTATACCAAGCTCCTGATTGGTTCAATGATTCTGATCCTTTGATAGCTTCTAGCCAGCTTTCTTGATCTTGAATTCCAACGTCACCGCCCCACAAGATCTTAAAAGTACACTGACGGCCTTCGGTGCCGAAGCGACTCTTCTTCAACGTTGCTTTGACCTCGCAGCCAACTCGATATCCATTCTCGTCGGTAATGAAAGAGGCCTTTGCCTTGCGTTTCGTAAGCCATATACGCAGCGAGTAAGCATAATGCATTGCTTTTCCGCCAGGTGTAACATAGGGTGTGGTCATTGCTTCCGCAACGTTGCTAGTAATGTTTGTCTTTAGCTGATTCAATACCAAAAACGTTGATTTTGATGCAGCAATAGGCACTGTTAGCTTTGCCATACCCTTCGCCAGAATTCTAGGCTTAACTGCCATCGATGATTGCGGGTTAAAGTCGCCTTCGACGTCGCTGACCGATGGTGTTAAAGCTAGAGAGTCCCATATAAAAAGCATACGATTGTCGTTTGAACCCAGTAGCTCTTCAATCGTCTCTAAAACATACTCCACACTAGGCGGCTGTAAATAAAGAATATTATTAACATCGCAGCCGGCGCTAGCTAGAAATTGAGGATCTATTGCTGATTCAGAATCAAAATATACAACATCAATTCCCATTTTTTGAGCATTCGCGGCGATTTGTGCAGCCATGTAAGACTTGCCTGAACCTTCCAAGCCAGCGATCTCTACTACCTTGCCCATGGGAATTCCCGCCAGCTGGCCCCTGCAAGTGATGCAGTCTAGCCAACGAGATCCGGTCGGGATCCAGTCTTTAACTTGTGTTGGATTATCCTTGGTCAAATCAAAGGCAACTTCCATTCCCGCCTTCTTGTTAATGAGATTTCTCATCTCTCCAATACTTAGCCTTCCCAGCTTCTTTGTCTTCTTAGCCATTCTTCCTCTTTTAAATTTAACTCTTCCGTTAGTGATTCATACTCTGGTAATTCCATAGTACGATCCGGATCTTGTACACCATAGTCAATGTATGTTGGATTTCGAACAATACATTCGACTTTCTCAGCGAGAGAGATAGAAATTTCTTCTATTGCCTCTCTACTAAACTCTCCTGTCGTCTGTATGATGTACTCTCTTTTACATGCTGTTAGTCTATTTTCTAAAATAGCTCCGGTGGCCACACCCAGTAAAAAAACAGAAATGGTTACGGCTGTGATTAATAAAGTCTCCATTGTACTAAAGTAATTAGCGCGCTTGAAGCATTTTTCAACTCGGAGTTAGTTTAGAGGCCTAGGCCACACCCAGTAGCTCGATTTCAAATGTAAGTGATTGGCCGGCGAGCACATGATTAAAGTCGACTGTAACATCCTTCTCGCCTACCTGCTCTACGCGTGCCTGCAGGGGGCGGCCGTCTTGATCTTGCGAAAAGACTACCGTGCCCTCTTCTATATTTTCATAGTCGGCAAACTGTTCGTTGGGAACTACATGAATCAAGTCTTCTCGTGGAAAACCATAAGCTTCTTCCGGATCCAACTTAAAACTCTTAGTTTCTCCTACCTTTAGCGAAGAGACTGCATTGTTAAATGCAGATAACATCCCTCCTTCGCCTATCGTAAAAACCAACGGCTCATTCCGCTTACGAGAGTTATCAAACTCTGTTCCATCGTCTAGTGTACCAACATAATGCACACTAACTTCTTGTCCATTTTCTAACTTCTGTTCTTCGCTCATTATATATTAATCCTTTTTAAATAATAAGGCACCTGTAATCCCGTGCCTTCCTGCGGCTTAACTTTATGACAAAAGTTCGTTGAACGCCTTGTCAACTGCATTCTGAGAGCCACCAGAGGAGTACTTTGTAGTCTCCTCAGAGGAAGCTTCCTCTCCCAGCAAGAACTCATCCAGCATAGCCTGTACTTGTTCCGGAGTCTTACGCTCAAACAACGTATTAAAATCAGGAATCTGATCCAGAGCAGCTGCTGTTGCCTCCTCGGTAGGCATTAAGCCAGAAGATCGACGTCGGGGAGTGATACTAGTCTGCGGAAATTGTGCTCCCGGCGGCTTTCCGTAGTTAATCACCAAGTCTGTACCATTCTCGGAATCAGTGATATCGCCATAATCAGGGTTTAAGACCAGATTAAGCAACTCAGCATATGCTGTTTTGCCAAAGCCCCACACACGTACACCCTTCTCTTCCTCGCCTCGTACAATGACGGGTGAAAAGAAGCGTTGGCGAGCCGAAAGAGACTTAGCCATCTTGATGCTCTCTTCTGTACCTTCGTTGTACAGATTACGCACGAATGAATCGAGCGGATCATCTTCTCCGAAGTTTCTCTTCGGGCTTAAGAAGCCCGGGTTCTTACCCACGTTGTAGTGGAACCAAAAATCCTTGAAAGGGTCGCCATCTGGAGTTGGGACAATACGAATTGTCGTCTCTCCGTCCTGCGGACGCCAAAATAGTTCCTTGTTGCCGTTTCCTTTATTTTGGAGAGCTGCGGCCTTTGCTCTCATCTTTTCCATATCAATACCCATAATAATCTCCTTTTTAGGTAGAGTGTACTCGGTCAATCTCCCGAGCACCTGTTGAATTCAATATAATCACTCTTTAAAGATAGTAAAATGTTTTTTTATATTTCTATTTCTTGAATCATGCTGGCGTGTTGCACAATATACGCATAATTCTGAGAATAATTATTTGAGTATATGCCATACGAAACCTTCAAGTTTTCATCGTCGTTATCTTTTACTTGTTCTGTAATCTTTTTAAGAAGTGTGCCATCAGACTCTAATTGTTTTGAATCGACTGAATAATAGTATATCATTTCTCTTGGCATATTCAAAGGATAAAATAACTTTTTTTCACCTGTCTCAATGTCAAGTAATCCGATAGTTGATATCTTGGCTGGAGACACCGGATCAGAAGCTGTACTCATGACCGGATCTGTGTTGCTAAAGATGTTTATCATATGTACTGTGCTGGCAATAACCTCGTTGAGCGCATCGTAGTATTTTGTAATCGGCACATCTCCTACGATATCTTCCAGAATCGAATTTGATATTATAAACAGCCTCTTCAGTGCTGCAGAGCGCGCGTACTCTTGCAAGACATTGAAAACAATACGTTCTTGCATTTTTTTTGTGTGAGACAATAGCGATGTATCTGGCTTTATATATAATACAAATATATCTTTGCTGCTCAGTTGTTCCATTATTCGCAAAGTCGCGCCACTGATTGCTCCGCTTCCACCAACAATAAAAAGATAGGGAGGCTTCGCATCTTTAAAAAATCTCTTGAAAGAAGGGCATGAAATTTCATAATCCTCGAAAGAGGTACTAGGTTTCAAGTACTTGAACTTTGCGCCCGGTCTCTTTTCAGAATCAATCCTATAGATATTATACTGTGGATACTGAGCGAACTTCTCAGATATGTTACAGCCGGCCTGACCTAGACCGATAATAGTTTCCATTTATGCCTCTAGGCTTAATGTTATTCTGGAGCTACGTGTCTTTCTTTTCTGTGGCTCTCGTCATCCTGCGCTTCAGGCTCGGGATTCTTAGCCATCTCGGCGAGGCCGGCCATTAAACGTTCCAGACCCATGCGAACTTTACTATTAGTATCCATCGCTCCTTCGCCGGCAGCTGCCGACAGCGCATCAAGAAGGGCCTTTACCATCTGATCTTCGGCCGGACTACCCGTTCTAATAAGTAATACGATTCTTTTACATAGCTCTATCGGGCTAGTTGGATCTGGGGCAGCTTCCTCTAAAGAGCCTTCCATGGACACTTCTTGTGCCAACTCTTCTTTGATTAATTGAATTAGTTTTTTTCTGGTAATGCGCATGATGCAAAAATCTCCTTTTCTACTTATTAATTAGTACTAATTTGTCTCATATTTCCAAAATCTTTTCCGATACTTAAATTAACTTTAAAGCTTCCGAAATAAGTATCAGAAAAAATTCTTATTATCTCTTCCAAAATATCTCTATTATCTCTCTTCAAATCAACAACAAAGCTGTCGTGTATGCTGAAAGCAATATGCGAATCTGTATTCTTAATAATCCGATCAGCTTTGATCATCTGCCTCAAGAACATATCACTGGTTGTGCTTTGGATTATATAATTTAAAGCGTGATGTTGATCTGATTTGATTTTTCTTCCAAACGGCGTACTAATATATTCACCATCATAATATTTCTCTAATATTCTGCCCTTGTTGAATAGTTTTTCTAGTTTAACATTTTCTGCTTGAGGATTGTATAGCCAAGCAAAAACTTTCTTCTTGACCATATCTCTAGATAAACCACCCTTAAAGACACTTTGGCCTATCCAAGCATGGATGTCCCCTTTTGGTTGCGGAATGCCTAAAAGGCCTAAAAACACCCGCAATTCAGCAGCGTTATAATCTAGCTCTACAAAAACATCATTGTTGGGTTTCAAGATGGAGCGATGATCCCTGTCTAATGTCATGATGGGGAAGCTATTTGGGAGCGTGGTTAGCCTTCCGGTTTTTGTACCAAATATATTGTAATCAATATACGGATTTAAGCTAGATATTTTTTTCACAAATTGACGCGTCTTGTATTTACCAAAGTTATTTTTTATTCTATCGACGTCGACATTTAGTTGGTGTTTTCTTATAGATTCAACAAGTCTGGTTATGTCCAAAAGAAAATCATAATTTTCAGGCTCGGGGAAATTATTGTATACATATTCAGTAATCTGGTTTTTAAGATCAAAGTACTGTAATAGGAATATTTCTGGTATACTATCGTAAAAACATATATCTTCTAAATTAATCTTGGCTAACTCGAAGGTGCGCATATAAGCTCGGAGCTTCTGTGTCACCCGCCCCCACTCTTCTTTTAGGTCGTCTGGACATACCTCTCCTAGAGTTTTTCCTGCGCAATATAAATTAACAAATTTTAAATCATCAACGCTACTCAAATATTGTACATACTTCCAAGTTGCGGTGGGCGAATTCGGCGGACGTTCATTGAGGGTGTCCTCATAATAAAACAATCTACACTCTTGCTTTTTGTCCAGTGGTTGAAAAAACATCTTGCTCCAACATTAAACTAAGAACGAAAACAAAAAAGTTAATAGCTGCCGGCGCCAGAAGTAGATCCGATATCAGGCAAGGTACTTATTTCTACAGCCACAGTATCTTCAGAGGCAGAAGGAGCAATTGTTTCAACCGGAGTGCCGGTTTCTATAACTTTTCCAGTCGGCATTTGAATTCTAAATCTCTTGGCTGGATCTTCTCCTACTTCCATGCTTCTATCTAGCCACCGTTTACCACCCAAAACATTAAATTTTGTTTTCTCGTGGCCTGCAACCCTCTTGTTTATATGTTCGAGGGCATGAATAAAAGTTTTTTTGCGTATAATCTTTGCTATGTGAAAAAACTCTTTTTCTATATTTGGTTTAACGCCAATCTCAGCAAAGCGTGCTCTCATATATATTAGCAACCAAAAGTTAGGACCATACCTCTCTATGAAACTATCTGGCATTCCGCCGTTGATATCTATTTCTCCTATCTCTTCTCTAAAGAATTTAAGTGTAGGGTGATCTAGAGTTCTACTATAGATAGACATCGAAGGTCCGTGGCCTCTTATTTTTGCACACTGATTTTGGCTAAAAAGAACATATGGCGAAGAAGCAATAAAAGAGTTATAAAATTGAAACATAAATCTTCTAAATAAAAAGATATCGCCGCCGCTCAAATCGTTCCACTCATCCCCCAGGTGTGTCTTATAATATAATTGTTCATGGGCTGTCATTCCAGAATTAACATACTTATTTATGTATTGATATAAACCACTTTCCTCCTCCCTGTCTGGAAAATTAGCCTGCGAAGGAAAAGGCTTGACTTTGTATTTATGCCTTGAATTTAAATTAGCTACCAAAGTCCAAGGAGCATTTTTGTCGATGTAAAAGCCAAACTTTCTAGCAGCATTTCGAAAGAAAGCATAATTTGGATCATCATATATGGTGCTGCGATGTTTGGCATACTCATCATGATCGAACCCGGCAATTTCAACGACCAAGCCGCTAACATGAGGGGGGCATCTGCTAGATTTGACAAATGCAGTTCTAGTAAATGGAATATCTGGCGCAAGCTGCTCGACATACTGCATGAATACTTCCATAAATTTCGTAAAATTAGTAATTCTTTTGCTTCTTCCTCTTTTCTTGAGATAGGAGCCAACAAAGTTTTGATAAATCTCTGCCATATGATCCAAATATAAATTTGGAAGACTTTGCCATCCTTTTTTCGGTCTCAGCGTTACAAAGTGAGTTGGCAAATTCGTAGGTATCTTGCCATAATAAGCTGCTTTCGCAAAATGCTTGCGCAAGTCTTTAAAAGCATCGGCTACAAAGTTTACTGCGTATACATCTTTTAAGCCGCCTTGTAGTTGTCTAATATTGCTCTCCCTCAGACACAAAGAATCGCCATTTGAGTCGATCTTACCATAAAGAGATTGCTCGTAAAAGAAGTCAATATATTCATAATCGTTTGGATATGTTGTAGAAAAATTATCAAAGCTAGCCTTGAAAGCTTTCTCATCTTCAAATTTATCCAAAGTAGTGGTCATTGCGCTTGCCCTCGTTATATTCTAAATAGCATGCCATGTGAATTATTTACTTAGGACCCATATAGTGTGGAGACTTTGGATCTTGAGAGGGCGGAAGTTGTTGGGCAATAGAAGGAGGGGGCGTTGAAGCCGGCTGGGCGTTGCCGGCGGTGGCGAAGGCGAGGCCCAAATCTTTTGCAGAAGCGTTGAACTCGGCCGTCGTCTTTGCGACGGCGGCCTCATCAGCTAATTTCTGTTTGTGGGCTTCCGGAATAGAACTCTT